TCATAAAGCTATGGTTAGGAGATGTGCCCAGTAGTAATGCTCTTGCTCATAAATGAGTGCTGTATCCTACATACTGGCTCCTAACCTAGCCCCAAGGTCGCGAACCCTGTTATTTACCTGAACCAAAACGGGCTGAGGTAATATCTTAAAATTAAGCCTTTTATCACACATGCTTAGGTGTAGTACCCTTTGTACCAATAGAAGGTTGAAAGTATATTACGCATCATGGCCTACAAGCGATGCAACCAGTTCAACTGGACGTTCAAAAAAAAAGTATGTATATGGATAGTTATGATTAACGACCTTCTCTATCCCAGCGGTCAGGCTCTTTGTTTATACACGGTGATAGCTTGTTATGTCCGTGTGGTGAGAAAAAAATAGAGGACTGATTACCCTCAATGTACCGTTTCCCCGGTTGACGACGAAGGTTTCATCTAACCTACAACTTAATTGGAGCCTACGTTCTCCAATGTCAAAAGAGAGACTACTTAAAGTCCCTCTTGTGTTTGTCATACATAAGTATACCAAACAATGCTGTTAAACTAACGAAAGTAAAAGCTATGCAATATGCTTCACAGTGATTCGGGTCAGTAAATATACCAACTAGACATACAACCTGTATAAGCATTGATAACACCTGTATAAAAAGTGCACCATTTACTAACTTCTTTCTATGGCTGTCTACTATAGACTCCATTCTAATCTGACTCATTGGTTTCATACTAAAAAACTTTTGTGTCAAAATAGGTTTCGTTGTGCATGTAGTATTCTCTTGCTGGAAATGAAGCCATCCACCAACCAAAGAATAAACTATATACCATAGACCAATTACCACTATGTAATATGTCCATATAACTAGTGTCACTGAACACTAGACCAACAAGCGATAACATCATATAGATGATGATAAACGACATCAAGTAGATGCCAAGTAACGCAATACTTTTCATTTGAATGAAATTAAAAGGTTAAAAAATAGAAGTCTGGACAGGACTCGAACCTGTATTAGGAATCTCTCTATCTACCATTCTGGCATTCCTAATAGACCACTCAACCAGACTTTATCCCTCTGCATTCAATTGTAATACTCTCCTTTCGTACAGTCCAGTGTATAGAAGCATAAACTTAGCAAACTTCATCTGCTGCAGTCGGATCATAAAGTATTACAATTGCTATCCCTTGGGAAGATAGAATGATGCATTAAATAAATGAGCAGACTATTCAGCCTGCCCCAATGTTGATTCAAGAGCTGCTAACTCTTGATCGTTAACAAGGAAGTGTTTATCATAGATATCCACTCCTTCAAACAGTTTGATAATCTGTTGAAGATTAGCTCCTGTCGTACGACTCATAGCAATGTAAAGATTGTCTACTGACTCTCCCATTGTTGCTATATACTCTTGTCTCATGTTAGACAAGTTTGCTAACGCGTTGATATGCTGTTGACCAAACATATCAATCATTTGTTGTTGTGCTCGTGTGTGTTGCATAACAATAACATGACAGTTAAACTGCTGTCACAGTGAAGAGGTTAAAAAAGTAGAGTTTCACTTCGCATTATATCTCTACTGAAGCCCGCTTCTAGGCTTTTACTATTTCTTACTATGATCTATCACAATCAGTTACTGTAAGACCATCTGACCAAGCATTTCTACATGCTTCTGCTTTAGAATCAGCATAGTAAACTGCTATCTTACGACCTTCTGGTGTATAATAGCCAATAATGTATTTATACATATCTTTAATCGTTTAAAAGGGTTAAAAAATGGGAGCTGTTACACTCCCTAATTAACATTCATCCACGGCTGCCAGTATGTTATCTGATCCGAGCCTGGGATATGCTTCTCAAAGAACACATTTGCGGTACGATAAAAGCCCGTCTTACCTGTGTACTTATTGTAAAGGATAGCAAACCATAAAGGCATATTAGGCCATGGCTTGTAACCCTTGAGAAGATACCTAAGCTTGATGTGCAGGATACACAATGCTTCCTCTGTGTGGATAGACTCATACGAGCCTGCGTAGTTGCTTACGATAATAGTCATAGCAAAGGGTAACTGTTGTATCCTACAGTCAAAGGGTTAAAGGTTTATAGCTATTTGATCCGCTTTTTTGGGGCTTTACAAACGGTATGATGAGTCAATGAATAGGGTGTATGAAGGACTCACCCACTCATATTAACACACACTATGTTGTACTATTCTAAGAATGTGTCAGAGAATCTCCGGGCATTATACTTAAAACCGTTGGATTATTCTAAGAATCACATAGAACAGCTAACATATGGTGAGACGCTGAGTAGATGAGACGTGAGTAGGCTGAGTAGATGTAACGCCTGTAAGGGATAGTTGCCTACCCCCTACTTGACGTTCAATGGTGTCCCAAGCTTAACGCTTTGGGAACAACCATTTAAATGTCGCAAGACGCTCGATTTCCTCGCCCGTGTCTTCATCGGTATCCGTTAATGTAGCTTCACGCTCAACGACGTCGAATAAATCTAAATCGCTTTCGTGCCAAGCACCGTCCACAGGTAAAGCCTCGCCTAACGCGACGAAATATGTCTGGCCTTGACCAATCATATCCTTACCTGCAAACTTAACGACTTTACCCTCCGTTTTAATGGTGTGGATAAAGTTACCGTTTGTTGTTTGATTGCTAACTTTCGCAATCTTAAATCTGAACTTTTTCATAATGAATAAATGATTAAGTGAATAAATGATTTACGAGTCAAGTATACTTGCTCCAAAAAAAGTAAGGGAAAAAAACCACAAACTTTAACCGGAGGGTATACCTGCTCAAAATAAAGTAAGGGGGATGAACTAGCAAGTCCCCACCATAACGTATAACACGTATGCCCCCAATAGCCGGGGGGAGTTCAGATATAGTTTGAGGGCGAGGGGGACATCTCTCACTGGTGAGAGGTAATTAATATAAGTATATCTTAGTATTATATATTATATATAGAGATGTCTCATGGATGAGAGATGTGAAAAAAAATATTGGGTATTGCTTGCAGATGTTTGGGGCATTACTTAAATTTGGTAAGTTTAAGGATAATCAGTATCTTATTAATATAGAGGGAATTATGATATACGAATGCAAAGTGTTGTGCTCAACAATGGAAGAGGATCAGTTAGAGGATCTTGGTATTCAGGATCCAGGTACTTGGGTTGAGTTAGCAATTGAGTTAGATACAGTAAAGGCAATAAAAAGAACAAACGCAACTCCAAAGGAACAGCATTATAATGCGACGTCTTTATTTACGGACTATGGGGATACGTTTATTGTTGACACACCTTATCCGCGGATGTTACAAATCTGGAAAGGTTCTCGTGTTGAACAAGATGAAGAGGAAAGTAACTTAGAATTATAAACCAACATATTATGTCAGAAGAAACAAAGACTCCTTCAAGAGAGGAGATGATCCAGTTCTATTCAGAACAAATTGAGTTAAAAAAACTCCAGGTTGAACTTCAGGAATTAAACACACGTTTTATAAAGGCGAAAGCTGAAGAGATTCAGGCGACTGCTTTTATTGGACAAATGATGAGTGAGGCTGAAGCTGTTCAAGAAGAGGAGGAAGAGAACACTCCGATTCAACAACCTGTTGATAGAAAACTAAAGAAAGATGGCGACGTTTAATCTCGTCGAGAAGAAAGCAAAGTTAGAGTTCTGGGATGTTGTAAAGTTCCAGATTCTAACTTACTGCTATCTTGAAAAGATACAGGTGTCTGAGTCAGACTTGGACTGCTTGACATTCTTGGCTATTTCTGGTGAAGAAGAGTTGACTGTATTCTGTACAAGATGTGCAGATAAGGGTATATTTTCTTCTGCACAGACTGTTAGGAATGCGTTAACAAAAGCAGAAAAAAAGAACTTAATTGTAAAGGATGGAAAGGCAAAAAAGAAGATTGCTATAAACCCTGCAATGAAAGTGTATTCTGCTGGTAATGTATTGTTAGACTATAAATTTGCTGCTCTTGCTCCGACCAAAGAAAGCTAAGTCTGTTTACGAACAGGTTGCAAACGATCTAAAGATAAACCAGGATATGGTAAAGGATATGGGCGACCATTTCTGGTCCGTTACAAGAGAGTCTTTATCAAGGTTAAAAAACATACGAGTGCACATACATAACTTTGGTGACTTTGTTATAAAGCATTGGTTAATTGATGGAGAACTTGAGAGGAGACAGGAACGACAGGAGATGAATAATCAGAAGGGCGATCAAAAGATAAACAACATCTTTAAGTCTGCTGAAAAGTATTATGACATCTTACAGTTAAAGAAGCAATATGATGAGGAGATGGCAAGAAAAGAGTTTATTGTAAACCATAAAAAAACCGCATATGCAATTAAACAGGGAAAATCTACTAAGAATCTGGAAGAGTAAAAATCAGATTCTTGAGGGTATTGTAAACAAGGTGTTTAAACAAGACCATATTGAAGAGATTGCAAAAGAAAGACTAGCTTTGTGTCAATCAAATGTTTGTGGAATGTACGATGCTGATGGATCATCAGAACGTGCAGTTCAAAAGGGACAACCAGCCTGTGCTGGATGTGGATGTAATCTTGATTATAAAACAAGATGTATGTCATGCCACTGTCATTTACAAGACATTGGAGAACATCCTTTATGGGTTGCTGTTATCAGTCCTGCAGAAGAACAACTATTGAGAGAACGTCTAGACAATCCAGAAAATGGCACTAATATTCAAAGCTGATAATCACGAGTATACCTCTGTTGATGAAGAAGAAGTAATTGATTGGATTAGTGCGACTAGTTTTATCAGTTTTTTCAAACAGGATTTTGATGCTCCAAAGCAAGCACAAAAATCTGCAAAGAATAAGAAGTCAAAATGGTTTGGGATGACTGAAGAAGAAATCCTTGCTGCTTGGGCTTCTGAAGCCAAACGAGCAACTGATCTTGGAACCTGGTATCATAACCAACGAGAAGAAGATTTGTGTTCTTTAAACACTATTGTAAGAGAAGGTGTTGAAGTTCCTGTATATCCACCAGTTGTTGTTGATGGATTAAAGTATGCACCAACTCAAAAATTAGGAGAAGGTGTGTACCCAGAACATTTTGTTTACTTAAAATCATTTGGCATCTGTGGTCAGTCTGACTTTACAGAAGTTGTAATGAATAAAGTAAACATTGAAGATTACAAAACGAATAAAGAAATACAGTTATCTTCTTATAAAAACTGGGAAGGAATCTCTCAGAAGATGAAGCATCCGGTGTCTCATCTTGATGATTGTAATTTTAATCACTATTCTTTACAGTTATCTTTATATCTTTATATTATATTACGACATAATCCAAAACTAGAACCTGGTAAGCTAACTATTAGACATATCAAGTTCAAGAAAGCAGGTGATGACAAGTATGGATACCCAATAGCAGAACTTGATTCTGAAGGAGAGCCAATTGTTGAAGAGATTGTTAGTTATGATGTACCTTATTTGAAAGATGAGGTTGTTGCTTTACTTAACTATCTTCAAGATTTCAGACCAAAGTTTAAAAAGAAAAAGAAATGATCAGATTATTTGATGTGCAGAATGGTAAGGTGATAGCGTCTGAACACTGTTATACACTTGAGTTTTTAAAAAACATAATGGATGAATATGGTGACGAGGCAGTAAAGGTATATACGTATTTGTTTTATATGACTTGTCCTAATCCAGATTTAAATCCATTCTTTGATGTACCGGAGAAAGATAAAGAGACAATGATTTTAAAGGAAACAGGAGCTGATTTTTCTCTTGACGATGAAATGATTGTGTACGCAAAAAAGATGTGTGAAAAGTTATATCAAACTCCAACATATAGAGCGTATATGGGAATGAAATCAATGCTTGATAGACTTGCAAAGTATATGGAGGTAACAGACATTGAACATGGTAGAGATGGAAATATTACTGCGATTATAAATGCAGCTGCAAAGTTTGATCAGATTAGACAAAGTTTTAAAGCAACATACAGAGATTTACAAGAAGAACAACAAAGTTCAGTTCGAGGAGGACAGAACCTAGCTTATGATAGTTAGTATATTGTAGTGTGACGAAATTGGCAGACGTGCCCTCCTGTCTCGGGGGTGTGGAGCAACTGATAAACATAGGGTAATGGATTGACCACAAGCATGCAATGCCCTATAGCTAAAGTCCACTTGGAGGTTCGAATCCTTCCACTACAGCAAAATAAACAAAGTATGGTACAGATAATCGTAATTTTACTATTAGTTGCTGTGTTATTTTTTATCTGCTATCTTTGGGTGTCAGGTATTGATTACATGCACAAGAATCATCCTGATTATACCGGTGATGATTTGTTTGGGGATAATCATATAGAGTAAAGATTAGTAGGAATGGCGGAGTGGTCAAACGCACCTGTTTGCAAAACAGTAAAACCGGGGGTTCGAATCCCTCTTCCTACTCAGTAACAAAATTTAATAAACCAATAAACATGACGCAAGAAGTCTATACAGATCTTGAAATGACTCCTACCTTAATGAACTTTGGAGAAGCTTTAGAGCAACTAAAGTTTGGTCATAAAATGACACGACAAGGATGGAATGGAAACGGTATTTTTATTAAACTACAGTTGCCAACTGCAGAATCAAAGATGACTGCACCGTATATCTACATTGATACTACAGGATTACAAACAACAAATGTAGCAGCACCAAAAGTACGTATTCCTTGGTTAGCTTCTCAAACAGATTTATTAGCAGAAGATTGGATTATATATGCGTAACACAGTAGAACTACTCGGCTTTTATGGGTCTGATCAAGTACACGCACAATCTGCATGGACAAGTACATCTCGTGATTTAACACCAGAAAAACTAGATCGTATTCCAAAGTTATTAAGAATGCTTGCATCAGAAGGTCATCATACACCTTTTGAAAAATCAACACTACACTTCTTAGTTAATGTTGATCAAGCAACTCACATCCATTTATTAAAGCATCGTATTGGTGTTAGTATAAATGGTGAGTCAGCAAGATATAAAGAGTTGAAAGAAGACAAGATGTATATACCTGAAGATTGGAAAGGTATACGGTCAACAAAGCCTTTATTTATTCATGATGAAGACGCTGACGGAAATCAAGAAGGTGGTGAATTATCTTGGAAAGAAGGTACAACTTGGGAGTCAATATTGCAAGACTATACAGAGATTGGTAACTATCTGTACCACAATTGTTTAGAAGATTTGACTGCTGAACTAGGAAGAAAGAGAGCAAAAGAATCAGCTCGATTTTTCAAGACAATAAACTCTCAAATATCAATGGATGTTATGTTTAACTTTAGAAGTTTTATGATGTTTCAAAAGTTACGTAATGACATTCATGCACAAAAAGAAGTAAGGGAACTAGCACAACAAATGCTTGAGATTGTTCAAGATTTACCCTGGGCACCTTTTAAACACTCATTAGAAGCTTTTGGATATGGCAAAGTATAATCCTCAATCACATGTTATTCATTATAACATATATAAAAAACGCTGGTATTTAATCCCTAGAGAACGATATCAAGAGTACTGGAATAATCAACCATCTGAGGATGATTCAACGTATTACAACTCAGATAAACTATGTGATATAACAAAGAAGCTGGGTCTTGATGAGTAGTGATTTAAAAATATACAAAGAAGTTCCTACCTGGGATCACGGAGTATGGACAACAACAATATTCTCCTCAAGAGATGAATATGTTGAGTTCATACTTTCTGTGTTTAAAGAACCTGGTGAATATAACTTTGATGAGACTAGTTATATCTTTAATCAAGAAGCAAGAAAGTTTAATGAAAAAGGATATTACTGTGATGCTCCTTTTAAATCTGCAGACTTTGTTGCTTACTGGGATAGTGAAAAAGAAAAAAATAGAAACGGTGTAATCTACAAATCTGCAAATGGTACATGGTATCTATGTAGAGAGTATTATATGTGGCTTAATTTTCTTCCTATCTATGATAAAGAAGAAAAGTTATTTGGTTTTGCGAAAGTCAGAGATGCACAATATCACATGGCTTTATACGAACATTTAGCAGAACTACATTATAGACATGCTGTAGTATTAAAGAAACGTCAGATTGCGTCTTCTTATTATCACATGGCAAAGTTTATAAATACATACTGGTTTGAATCTGGTGCTGTATTAAAACTTGGAGCATCCTTAAAGGATTACATAAACGAAAAAGGATCATGGAAGTTTCTTGACGAATATAAAAACTTCCTTAACGAACATACTGCTTGGTATAGACCAAATGAACCAGATAAAGTTGGTGCATGGCAACAACGAATTAAAGTTCGTTTAAATGGTAGAGATACCTACAAAGGTTTAAAATCAACTATCACATCATACTCTTTTGAAAAAGATGCAACAAATGGTGTCGGTGGTCCTGTAACATACTTTTTCCACGAAGAAGCAGGTATTGCTCCAAAGATGGATGATACATATGGTTTTATGAAACCTGCTTTAAAGTCTGGAGATATTATTACCGGTCAGTTTATTGCAGCAGGATCAGTCGGTGATCTTGATCAGTGTGAACCATTAAAACAATATGTACTATATCCTGAAGAGAATCAGTTCTATGCTGTTGAATCTAACCTTATTGATAAAGAAGGTACAATAGGTAAGACTGGTTTATTTATTCCTGAGCAATGGTCAATGCCACCATACATTGATGAGTATGGTAACTCACTAGTTAAAGAAGCACTTGAAGCTCTTGAGAAGCGTTTTGAAAAAGCAAAAAGAGAATTAGAACCTGAAGCATATCAGCTTGAAGTATCACAGTCACCACGTAATATTGAGGAGGCATTTGCATCAAGAAAAGAAGCAAGATTTCCTATTCACCTAGTAACCAAGCAGTTACAACGTATTGCTGAGAAAGAGTATCCTGTAGAATTTGTTGATCTAGCAAGAAATGCTGAAGGTAAGATAGAGATGAAAGAGTCAAGGAAACTACCAATCATGGATTTTCCAATCTCAAAGAAAACAGAAAACAAAGAAGGTGTTATCTGTATTTATGAACGACCAATAAAAACAGCAACATGGGGTACATACTATGCATCAATTGACCCTGTTGGTGAAGGAAAGACAACAACATCTGAATCATTGTGTTCTATTATTGTTTATAAAAACTCTGTTGAGATATCAAAAGTTGATCAATCAGGAAAGATATCAAACTATGTTGAACCAGGAAAGATTGTTGCAACATGGTGTGGTCGTTTTGATGATATAAATAAAACACATGAGCGTCTTGAGATGATTATTGAGTATTATAATGCATGGACATTATGTGAAAATAACATCTCTCATTTTATTCAGCACATGATATCAAAAAGAAAACAGAAGTATCTTGTACCAAAAGATATGATTTTATTCTTGAAAGATATTGGTGCAAATAAGTCTGTGTATCAAGAGTATGGTTGGAAGAATACTGGAACATTATTTAAGAGTCATATGTTGTCCTATGGTATCGAGTTTGTAAAAGAAGAGACTGATACTGACTTTAATGAGGATGGTATTATAACAAAAGTAACCTATGGTGTTGAAAGAATACCGGATCCAATGATTCTAAAAGAAATGTTAGCATACCAAGATGGGCTAAACGTCGATAGACTTGTTGCCTATTGTGCTCTAGTAGCTTTTGTTAAAGTACAAGAGTCAAATAGAGGTATGTCAAAACGTATAGAAGTCGAGACTGATAAGTTGGAGAACTCGCAAAAAATGAGTAAATTAACTATGAGATCTCCTTTTAGACATATGGGAGGTCAAGGTAGTAGCTCTTCAGTAATGAAGAAGCCACGTAATGCGTTTAGAAACCTTAAATAGTTTTTATGGCTCAAAACCGATCAGTACGTCATGATGAAATAACTCAGGCGATACAAGAGCAAAAAGCAGAAAAAAAGAGACCTGTTAACTTTCAGATACAACTGAACGATGAGCAAAAGAAAGCAAAAGAGATCATACTCAATAATGCCATTACAGTCCTCTCCGGGGCGGCAGGTAGTGGCAAAACATTATTGGCATGCCAGGTTGCTCTTGATATGCTTTTTAAAAAGCAGGTTAAAAAGATTGTCATCACTAGACCGACTGTTTCAAAAGAAGAGATAGGGTTTTTACCTGGCGATTTAAAAGAAAAAATGGAGCCTTGGATGCAACCGATATATGCAAACTTATATCAGTTGTATAATAAAGACAAGATAGACAGTGTTCTAAAAGAACAGTTAGAAATAGTACCTCTTGCATTTATGCGAGGTAGAACTTTCTTAGACACTGTTGTTATTGTTGATGAGGCTCAGAACTGTACAAACGAGAATATGATTATGATTATTTCAAGACTTGGTCTTAGAAGTAAAATGATTATATGTGGTGATACAGCTCAAGTTGATTTAAAGTATAGAGGTGATAGTGGATTTAAGTTCTTATTATCTGTTGCAAACAAGGTAAAAGATGCGGATTCATTTACTCTATTAACAAATCATAGACATCCAGT